ATCTCTTGGACAAGATTCTGGAGCATTGTCCAGCTTCTGTTTATTTACACGCCAAGAAGACTGTTCATGATTTCTCTTTGTGGGCTTCTCAATTTCTTAATGGGGAAGAACATATGTTCTGTGATATAACAGCCTTGGACACTAGTGTGACAGGTGAAACCTTGCACTTGATGGCTGCCCTTATGAAAAGATTTTCTGTTCCGCCTGATCTGATCGACTTTTATCTGGAAGACAAATTGGATTTCCATACGCGTACTATGCATTTTGCCATTATGACCTTTTCTGGGGAGTTATTCACTTGGTTGAGTAACACAATGAAAACTTTGGCAAGGGAAGCATTGAAATACAATTTGGTTTTCGGTGATGCTATAGCGGTTTCAGGTGATGACATAGAGCGTCTAAATACTAGGAGCGAAAGTTTTGATTTTGTACTTTACAAAGACTTTGATAAGTGCATTGAGAAACGTGAGATAAGAGATCATGGTGAATTCTGCTCTTACGTCATTAGAGATGGGATTGTGTACAAAGACCCTATCATACTATACAAACGTCTTCGAGGTCATTTATCTCGTGGTAGTGTTGAAGAGATCGCGTTGGGTTACTTTGACATTTTCCTAGTGAACTATCAACTGTCTGAGATTTTAAATGAAGTCATGACAGACATGGAGCGAGCACACATGGCTGCTGTTTCATATATTATGTTTAATCTAAGGCGTTTCGGTTACTCTGGCCATTTGGATTGGGGTAGATTAGACATTTCCACATGGGACATATCTGACCGTACTGTTGATGACGTTAACTCACTCATAAAACATTTGGATTCTTTACTGGAATTAGGCGAAATGAGTTTGGACAATGTTGGAAGTGCGGACAATCCCATGAAGAGATACATCAATTATGATTGGTAGACCCGCTCTTGTTGAAAATGACTACTATTACTGATACTACTCCTGCTATTGGTCCGGCTGTTTCCATTGAACCTAGTGCTACTCCTGATCTTCCTTACAACTTATTGTTGACAGGGAGGTTGGGAAAAGCAGATACTGAGTTAGCTTCTGCCAGAACTATGACTGAATGTTTTAAATCCACTCTCGTTGGTTGTGGCAATGTTGATTTACACTCTTTAATAATTAAAATTCAAATGACTGGTGATAAGCAATCTGCAGTTGTGGGTGTCGCTAGTGCGAATGCAACATTTACGGCTGATACTGTAGCTTCTTTTCCAGGAGCTTTTATTCACTCGTCAAATGCTTATAACTATGGTCAGTTACATGTCTACAATGTGATTGTTCCATCGTTGTATTCAAAACAGGTACAACCCGCTTCTTCTTTACATATGCCTTTCAAGTTAGGTGTTTTTGCCTCTAAGGGGGTGAACATCTACTATGAGGCCAGATTGAAACATCACGGTCCTCGAGTTGTTGTTGCGGACCTTTCATCTTTTTGATTAGCCATGGACATCCTGGTGATGTTCATGGCGTTAGTGATTCTCAAATTTCCAGATTGTTACCAGAAATATTAGAAAAACCCAAGGGTAGTGATACCCCTAGGAATAAAAAGAGTTCCGTTGGAC